AACATCCAATCCGCTACCATGATTTAAATACTCATAATACAAAGTATAATTTTCCTGTAAATATTTAATCATTCGAGTTAAATAAAACTCAGCCATTGATTTATATTTTTGCTCTATCAACTCCATATCGCCCCGCGAAGGTGTGTTACTTTCTTCAGCCGTCTTTTGCAAAAATCCTTTACTAAATAATTGAAAGCCCATTATCATTGGTAGTAAAGACATTGTAAACCAAACAAGCGCGTCAGTTACATAATAATCGAGCAAAGTTTTTTCATCATTTGTTAGGTTATCAGCTATAACCCCATCTTGCAAACGTTGATATAATTTACTACCAAGCGCAGGTTGAATGTACATATCGCCAGCAACTTTAACCATTGGGAAAATTTGTTTTCCGTCAATGTTATTACTTGCGCCCGTGCGGTCTTTAAAAAGTTGTTCGGTTATGAAAAGTATGTTTTTACTCATTATTTTGATACCATTAATTTAGATGACCATTTATGCCTACATGAAAAACTATCTCCGTACCAACCACCGCGACGCTCCCAAACTGAATAACCCAAACGCTCACTTAATGTTTCAATATCCGAACGACTCCAAGATTTACCAGCGTTTGACATTTCTCGCATCTTTACACAAAATCTTCTACTCGTTATTAAATCGCTATCGTTAAATCCTGTTATCCAATCATATTTGTAACGGATAAATAATTTAGTTGTTTTTGCTTCGCCACCTAATTCGCTAACAGGTTTTAAAACTTTATATTTTGGCGTTTTATTTATTTTAGATTCGCTAACAGAAATTATTTTTTTTTTTACAAAATCAGCAATTATTTCTTCAACTAAAGATGTATCAATTTTTAAAGTTTTACTAATAACGTCCGTCGTTATATTTTTATCCTTTGTAATTAAATCTAAAACATTCGCTTGTGTTTGCGTTAAATCTTCAGCAAAATTAATTTTATCATATCCAACCTCATTAAAATCATAAGTTCCGCAACTTTCAAAATATTCAATCATGCGCTCATCTTCGCTCATTGAAAACTTTTGCATTTCGTCGTCGGTCAATGGATTATCGTCTAATCCTAAAAAAGTATTTACATCAGCATCGGTAAAACCAAAACCATTTTTAAGCATTAACCCTGCCTGTTCTTTTGATAGTTTGCCGTTCCCAAACTGACGAACAATTCGCATAACGTTTTGATATTGGCGACCGCTTAAATTTTTAATTGCATCATTTGAAACCGGTAACTCAACCGCTTGTTGAATTGGTTGTTCAACTACTGCCGTTGCGCCGTCCGATGTAACTTGTCCAACTTGCAAAGGCTCGCGCCCCATTAACTCGCGAATTTCGTTTTGAGTTAAATTAGCAACCATAATAGCTTCCGTAAACTCAAACTTTAACGGTTCTAATGGTACTATATTAAATTCCCCAACTTCGCCTTTTAAGTTTCTAAAATCTGTAAAAACTTGGTTAAATTCGTCTTGACGTTCGGCAACGTATGTATTATTAAATATTTCGTAAGCGTCCCTTATTTCCGTTCTGCTACCTAATTGCCCCTCTGTTTTAATACCAAATAAAGACGGCGATGTAATTTGATGCGATGCAAAAATTTCTTGTTGTATTAAGTTGTTGATGTTTGTAAAATCTTCTTTGGTTAACATCGTCGTTCCAAGATTTTGAATATCTGCGCTATTCTCTTTGGACTTGTTAAACATTATTACAACACGCTTTCCGCTATCGCCTGTAAATTTCTTTAATAAACCTTTCTCAACTTCTCCTTTGTGTTCTTCATTAATTGGGTCGCCATTGTTAAGATTTATAAGCGTTGAACCAACAAACCCTTGCTTTGCATTGCCTAAAATATGCCGTGAAACTTCAATATCGGATTCAATATAATTAAGCCCTTGAAAATAAGACGGCAAAGGGTAAATTTCGCTCGTTGGATTGTATTCTCTTTTATAATAAATTTGGCTTCCTGTTGGATTCTGTGTGCTAAATTGTGGATATTCTCTCGGTTTTTCTTTCCAATCTAACCAATCATTTTTTACATAAAAACAACTCAAATCTTTGCTAACCCTAACCTTTGAAAAATCAATGTGATAAACCTCACTAATTTGCCCAATGCGATTCCAAATTACTTGCAAATAATAACCTCTAAATAACTCATCGTCTTTAACACATTTCTTTAAAATATCATTCCACGATTCGCCCCTACTATTTGCTACGCCCTTATTCTCAAACCCACGACCAAAAATGTATGTACTTTTTGATTTAACAATTGCCCCATGTTTTGGCGATTCATTAAAAAGCGACAACAAATATTCTGGATAATTATTTAATTCGCCGTATTCCACATATCCTTTATTTTTCTTTTCAGTAAATACAGGTTGCAAAGCGCGGTCAAATTGTAATACGATATGTTTGTATTGATTATCCATTATAGCTTACAAAATTATTTGATTGTTTGTTATATTCTGTTGGTGCAAATGTTGTTGATGGGTGCAAATACATGTAACCATTCTCAACGTTATTTAAACCACTTATATTCGTGTTTGATGAACTCGCTTGCTCATACACTTGATAAGTCCAAAAACCTTCTTCAGCGTTATTAAAACGCGTATTAGTAACCAAAGAAAATTTATTATATCGCAAAGTAGTTGAAGTATTTGTTGCCACAAATTTAACTACATCTTGCGTAACTCTATTCGTAAATACAAATAAAAAATAAGGATTCGTTAAAACGCAATTTTGCGAAGCATTAAAAAAAACCGTCTGTGTTAATCCTTTTGTTAAATGTATCATTTATGTCAGCTTAAACCTTACGTTTGAGATATAATTAAAAACCCACCGAAACGCTCGGTAACGGTGGGCTAGTTTTTCAATAGGTTAAATATTATGTACCCGGAGTTTCTAAAGTTGATGCTATATTTGCAGGTACTATTAAAAAATCTTCCGCTTCTTGTGATGAAAAAGAAAGTTGATATCCGTTTCTATCTCCTAATGCCGTACCGCTACCGCCTTCCGCAGTATCTAAAAATAATCCAAAACCTTGTCCGTACATTCTATATGTTCCGTCCATATCTTTTGTAACAAACGTTACACGATTCTTTGCTAACGTTGTAATTATATTTCTAACCGTTGCACTACGTGAATTTAAAGGAAATGAAACCATGTGAGTAAAAAATAAAGTTCCGTTTTCTTGTGATGCAGTAATGTTATTTGAAGCCATCGCCGTAGCGCGCGGAACTTCAAATTTATAAAATTTCTTACCTGTATCTTTTGCAAGGGCAGTAACCGTACCCGAAGCGTAAACAACTCTACTAACTCCAGACGCGTCGTAAAGCGCCGAATTTTCAATTAAATAAATTGCATCGATTCCGCCGATACTATCTCGGCAATCAATCGCATATCCAGCTGTAATGTCGCAAGGCATAATTTTAAGTTTTAAAAAAAATGGTGGTGTTTATTTCACCACCATTTTCGTAAAGAATATTGTTATTAGATAGCTGCTTTAAACTTTACACATTCGTTTGTGAATGCAACGTTTACACCAACTTTAAAAGATACTTTTGTTCTAACCTCGTCATTATCTTCGCTATACCAAACACGATAGTTACCTTCTTCATTCTCTAAATCAACTGCTAAAGCCATATTCGCAACACTCATAGCGTAAGCATCTCCTGTTGCATTTAAACCGTTTACAGGAACGATTTCGATGTTAGTACCCGGTAATATAAATGATTGAGCATTTACATCTTGTGGATTGTAAGAGAATAAATTAAGCGCTCTATAAGCTAAGATTAACAAACGATACCAATCGTAACCGCAGAAAATCTTAACATCTCCTTTCGCCATAACTTCGGCAGGAATAGCTTTGTAAATTCCTTCAGTAGCTGCTACAACATTTGAAACAGTAATTGTTGAAATTGTTGCAACACCTGTATAACCCGAAACGTTTGCATCGATTGGGCTTCCGTTATCTAATTGCTTTTGCAAGCCATCAAATTTATTTAAGTTAGCACCGCCACTTCCTGTAATATCTCCTTGCCAAATTGCAGTTTCAATTTGTGCTGCAATACGAGCGTTTTTCTTTGCTAAGTAAGCATCTAAAAATTGAGTATTACCAAAATCTTGGTAATTACTTCCTTGTCTTAAAGCCTCTTGAGTAAAGTAAGCCTCAAAATTTTTAGGGCAAATTGTTTCACTTACTTGAATCTTACCAACGGTAATAGTTCTTTGAGTAAATGAAGTTGTCCCGCTTGGAGAGTATCCGCAGCCATCCGCTTGAAAAACCGCATCCGTATCCATTAAAGGAATTGCAACTACTGATTTTGCCTTTGGTATAACGATACCGCCATCCATAATCATTTGTTGCGTTTTTGCGCCGATAACCGCGCTCGTTAATAGTGGCTCAACAAGTTGTTTAGTATATGCTGATAATGTGCCTAATGATAATGCCATTTTATTTTAATTTAAATTTTTATGAAAATAATATTGAGTAATCCTTCTTTTTTGTTTCTGTAAAATTATTTTTAACCGCAACGTCTGGAGTGCCTGTTGGAGTTTCTGCAAGCGTTTTAGTTAAATTCATTAAACCCTCGATTAATTGAGTTGCCTTATTTAATTTGCTTTCGTATTGTGCAAACTTTGTTTCGTAATCAGCAAATTTAGATTCGTAAGATGCAAACTTTTCATTTGTTGCAGTTTCTAAACTTGAAAATTTTGCGCTCATATCCATAGGCGCATCCATTGGTGGCATTACTGCATCCTCTGGTATTTCATTTTTTGCTGATTCAATTTCCATAATAGCGCCATTTTCTCCAACTACTATCAAAGTACCATCACTTAATTTGTGGTCTCCAGCCGGTGCAGGTACTCCAGCAATTGTTACAATTCCGCCAATTTCTAGAGCAGTAACTTCGATTGCAGTACCATCTTCTAAAGTTGCACTAATCATTTTAACAGGTGTTTGCATTGGTTGTGCTACCAATTCAGCAAATTGCTCTTTTAATTTTTGTAAAATTTCTGTTGCTTTCATATTTTATTATAGATTTATTCTGTGATAATTGAGTTTAACAATTCTGAAATCTTTTTTAAGGCGTTTTCTTCGGCGGTAATTGGCTCGACATAGTCAAATAAACCCTCGACGCTAAAGCCTTTATAATCGCCTCGTTTTATGCTTTGCCAAACCTTTTCATTCTCTACATAAAAACTCCCAAACCATGAACCGTCCGAGCAACCTTCAAATCCTTTCATTGGCATAATACCTCTTTCGCTATCTACTAACCAACTTTCAAACATCGTAACGCCTTTTACTTTTTGCTCTGGGTCGTGCATCAAATTAACATGGTTATTAAAGTTTTTCTTTGCCCACTTAATTGCGATGCTTTTAATTGTTTCCGCTGAAAACTTAACATAGTGTTCGCCAAATTTTTCGTTATTGCGGTAAATCAATTCGTCGGCTAACATTAACGCTCCAGATATTATACGTTTTTCCTCGTTAATTATTTGAAACGATAATTTTGTTTTGTCGATTTGTGCGAGTTTTCTCGATGCCCATTCAACCCCAGCATCTCCACCCCAAGCCAACCACATCAAACGTCCGCAACCATCCCCTAATTCTTTTTGTGAGTTTTGTTTTTGACGTGCAAAAGATGACATTCGAGCAATTGTATCTCTACTAATTGGCTCGCCGTTTGCTAATTGATTCGCTCTTATTTTTCCAACAGGCGTTCCACAACTACCCCATCCATTTTGTTCAGCCCATCTTAAAGCTATCTTCGCGTTTTCAGTAGCTTGTTTTGGATAATCTGTATAAGATTCAAATTCCATAAACTTACTACCAATCGTTCCAAGTTCTTTAACTACATCAACATTATTATCATAATGCTTTGTAATTCCTAAATCTTTTATCTTTTGTACTTTTGCTTTGTTGCTACCTGTGGCATAAACCCTACTTTTTGGAATGCCTAAACTTTCAGCAACGCCTAACATCCCATCAACATCATTTCGCGCTGATATTATGTAAACTGTTTCTCCGTCTGCAATTAAACGCTTTGCTAATTCTTTCCCTCTATCCGTGCTTAATGTATCGTCGTAATCAATCGAAATTTTAACGCCTGCAAATTCTTGTGGACCGCCAACAACCCAAGCGTCGCACGTTCTTTTACTTGCGCACTTAAAATCAAATGCCTCGCAATAACCCAAATCTCCAGCATCAATAACGTTATATGGGTCAAGTTCGTTTCCTATTCCTTGAGCGATACAATCTTTAATTTTTTGACTAACATTAAAAAAAGCACAATTACCACAAAGAGATTTTTTAGCTTCATCAACTGT